GCTTCTGACTCCTTGAGTTTTGCTTCCAGATCCTCTGTGGTTCCGGTCAGCTCCTCTATCTCTACCAGAACCTCAGGAGGAGTCGATACACCCTGCGACGCTTTCTGTTCCTCAAGTTTGCGTAAGCGACGCGTGTTGAGTTCAAGCAACCTTTCGGTGTGCTTTCTCTCTTCCGATTTGTCAGCAGCCATTGATGTTATACCCTCCAGATCAAAGAAATAAAAACTTGCCCTTGACCTGGCGGTACAAATGTGCTACCCTACCGTATGTGGTCGGGTTGGACCGCCAGGTCCACCTTCAAGCCCCGTAGCGCGCGGGGCTTTTTTTATTGGCTACGTACCTTCGTCGCGGGCCGCGAAGGCCTACGCCGGTGGTCCGTCTTTGACCCGAACAATCAGGTCGCCTGGTTCGCAGTCGAAGTAGTCAAGGAATCTTCCGATGACGTCAACCCCTATTTGTTTCTGTTTGTTTTCCCGCATGCTATAGATCGTACTTGTCGATACCCCTGCCCCCCTACTGACCATTTCAAAGGTCAAATGTCGTTCCTCCATTAGTTGTTTCAATTTAAATCGTACTGGCATTATGTAAGCACCTCCTATCTACCTTCCAATATAGACGCAAGTTGATTTATTGTCAAGGGCATACAATCGAACTTTCGATATTTTAAGGTTAGACGATTGATTTTATAAGGTTAGACGATTGATTTTATATCGAAAGTCTGATATAATTATATCGAGACTTCGATATAAAAAGGCATTAAAAAAGGCCCCGCCCGGTGCATCACCACCGGCAGGGCCAAGAAAGGGAAAACAAATCATGTTGAATTTAGCACAAATGCAAGCGCAAATCAAATCGGCCGACCTGAGCCAGGCGGCGGCCCTCAACCTGAACACCCTGGTCGGCCTCAATGAAGCCTACCGTCGCCTGAAGGCCCTGGGCTGGTCGGCCCTGGACGCCGGCGGCCAGATCGCCAGCCACCCCACCGACCGCGTGCCGGTCTTTCGCCTGGGCGCGGCGGCCCTGCGGCGCAACAAGGCGGCGGCCAGCGATTGGCTGATGGAGGTGGATGGCCAGATTTACGAGGTCATGGCCAATACTATCAATGACCTGATCGAATTGACCGAACGAGTTCAGGCAATGGTTCAGCACGAGATCGAGAATCGCGCCGACCGCCATCGCTTCGCCGGCTGGCACGCGGCGACACCCGGCGAGGTCGAGCGCGCCCAGGCGAAGCAGGCCGGTCAGCCCAGCCTGGCCGAGCAGAGTCAGGCGGCGCTGGATCGGATAGTGGCGGAGCGGCTGGCGGAACAACGCCGGACAGCCTTGCCGGCCTCGGCGGCCGAGTCGATGTCGATCAGCGATATGCTAGGGTACGAAGAGGAAATTGCAGCGGCTGAAGCGAAACAGGCCGGCCGCCCCAGCCTGGCCCGGCAGCGGATCGAGACGGGCCGGCCCCAGGGCGGGGGCATTCTCGACCACGAAGTAGAGCTATGAATGAGCCAGATCATCTGCTACATCTATAAAAAGAAATCAACCAGGAAAGGAACCCAAAATGACAAACCCAATTAGCACCCCAACGATCAATATTCACACCCCGGCCACCAACGGCCACTCGACCCCCCTGGCCGGCGGGGCGGTCCCGAACTTCGGCGAGGCGCCGGCCTCGTTGACCCTGAAGATCAGCTACCGGGGCTACACCGACATTTTATTCACCCTGCGCGACACCAGCGGGGCCGGGCTGCTCGGCAAGCTGGACGCGGCCCTGAACAAGTTCGAGAAAATGGGCATCACCCCGGGTGGATCGGCGCGCGGCAACGGCCACGCGGCCCCGGCCGCGAATGGCGACGCGCCGCTGTGCCCGGATGGGCACGGGCCGATGAAGGCCAGCCAGAAACATGGCGGCTGGTACTGCACGAAGGTGATCGCCGAAAGCGCGGGCAAGAAGGTTTACTGCAAGCAGAAGGTAGAAGCGTAAGCGAAAAAGGCGCGGAGGGACTCGATGGCCCTCCGCGCCTTTTTTTTTGCCCTTCTCTTCTGTAGTGGTTTACCAGATGGACACCAGGTGCGCCAGGGTGGGCCAGGAGCGGTTTGGAGTATTGGTTTGTTTTCCGGGAAAACACCTGGTACTTTTGTTCTAGTCGCGTCCATATCAAACCAAAAACAAACCGGCAGGTGATATAATCAGGGTAAAAAGTTGCCTAAATTGACAATTGAACCACGGCCAGATACGTGGTAGGATATAGAGCGTGGATGGTTCGACGAATGGCCACCAGCCGGCGGGGACATTGCGCTGGCTCACCTGGACCCAGATAGAGGCGATTAATAGTTCATGCGCCGGCTTGTGGGCCTTCGTCGCCAGGAATGGCGGTGAGGCCACCCTGTCGCTGGTGGTAAAGGACGGCAAGCCGCGGTTCATCGAGAGCGGTTTTCCGGCGAGCGACCAGTTGCCGACTGAAGAGCCTGGTCGACTGCCCTGGTCGGAAGTAGAGAGCATCGACGCCAAAATCGCCTCACTGTGCGCGTACACAGCGCGCAAGGGGGGAGTGGCCAGGCTGGTGCTCAGTATCAGCCAACCAGGTACGATTGACTCGATGAACATAGCGCTTGGCGCCGAGTTCAAGCCGGCCAAGTAAATAGCTGCATCGTTGAAAATTCGTTGTGCCCGACAGAGATGGAAATCCGGGGCGCTCCGAGAATTCGGAGTGCCCCTTTTTTTTGTCCAAACGCCAGGCCGAGGTCCTGGTTCTGGTTGCCCAGGGCCACACGGATGCGGCGATCGCTCGCTTGCTACAGCGGTCGCCCCGGACGATCCGGGCACACCTCCATAGCGCATACGCGGCGCTGGGGGCCGTGAACCGGACGCACGCCGTGGCCATCGCTGCGGCCTGGCGGCTCATTGAGTTGGATACTTTTTTAGCGAAAGCTGTGTGAACGCCTCTTTGAGGCTAGAAGAAGATCAGGGATGACCGGCGGCTAGGTAGCCATAGCAGAGATTGCTTAAAGGGCCGGAGGCGGATGGTGGGAATTTTCTTGATCAACATGGCCGGAAATGCGGAAAGGCGGCCGTTAGTGGGAAATGCCAGAAAATAGCCATTTTCTGGCATTTTTGAGGTAGCAATGAGTGGCTCGCAAACTTCCAGTCTGGCTAACGGCCCCAGAGCGAAAGCGGCTTCTGGGCCTGGATTTGACCACCCGCGACCGGGCCGTTGTCACCACGTTCCTTTACGCCGGCCTGCGCGCCAACGAGCTTCGCATGCTCGACGTGGAGGACCTGGACTTTGAGGCTGAGACGATTTTTGTCCGCTACGGCAAGCGGGCCAAGCAACGGATAATACCGCTGCATCGGACGGCGGCGACGGCGCTGAGAGCGCACCTGGACGGACGCATGGCCGGCCAGGTTTTTGAGAGCAACCGGGGCCAGCGCATTAGCTACGACCGGCTGCATTCGCTCGTAATCGGTCTGGGCCGGCGGGCCGGGCTGCGGAAGGGAATCCACCCGCACATACTCAGGCATACTTTCGCCGTGATGCTGCGCGAAGTGGGGGAAGAGTTGGACGTGATCAAGGACCTGTTGGGGCATGCCTCGATCAAGACGACGGAGATTTACGTCCACTGCGTCGTGAGCCAGTTGCGAGTAGCGGTAGATAAAATTTGAGTTTTCCCAGGAAAAGGACATGGCCGCCAAATCAAAACCAACCGTAGCCAAACTCAAACAAATGGTCGAGGAGTTGCTGACCATCCAGGCGGTGGCTGAACGGTACGCGGCGCTAGAAAAGCAAGTCAAGGCCGATATGGTGGCCCTGAAGTGGAAAGAGGTTGACGCGCCCGGCAAGGGTCGGGTTTTTATCTCCGAGTCGACCCGGGTAACCATCCCGCCGGCGCTGGCTGAAAACAAATTAGGGGCTGACCTGGCCAGCAAGATCATCCAAGTCAAAAGGTCGGTTTCAAACAAGTTGTTTGACGCGTTTTTCCAGGCCGGCGAAATCAGCCAGGCTCAAAAAGACGAGATTGAAAGACAGGCCGAGCGGACGCCGGTCGTGTCGTTGTACGTTAGGCCATTGAAGTAGGAAGGAGACGATTATGACTGACCAACCCAAATTCGATGAAATTATCATGCCAGAACAATTGGAGATGGAAGTCGGAAAACTGCCCGAAGCTCAAAAGGAGCCGGCGCGCCAGTCGCTAAGGTTTGGCGTGTTCTTGCTCACCGTGGGCATGGTGATTGTGGTCAACCTGGCCGGCCAAAGCCTGCCGGTTTTTTTACACGTTCCCGCTGAGGCGTTGCAAACGCTGACGTGGCAGATCGTGGTGGCCGGGCTGGGGTTCATCGGCGCTCGGACCGTGCGCAATAAATCCTAATCAGCCAAGCCAGATGAATCCTGAATTTTTACTGGCCGTTGCCGCCGTCGTCACCGCCGGCGTTGCTATTTACCGCTCTTTTTCAGAGAGCAAGAAAAATATCGGCGACGCTGCCAGCGGAGTCGGAGCCGGCTATAGCCAATTGGTTAATGACCTCCAAGAGGAATTGGCGGGTGCTAAAACGGAAATTCGGGCGCTCAGGGAAGAAATTCGGGCTATACGCGAGGCTCATGATCAGCAGGTGCGCGAGTATAAAGAACGATCCGCCCGGCTGGAGGCCAACTTATACCAGGCGTTGGAGAGGATCAGCGTCCTGGAGGGCGAGAACGAGCTGTTAAGAGGTGGGGAAAATGGCGATAAGTGGTAAATTTAACCAATCCATCCTGGGTCCGTTTGTGACTCTCCTGGCATTGTTCATCATCGACATCGCCACCCGCCATGCCCCACCGGGCACAATCAGCCTGGCCATCGCATTCGTGCCCTTGGCCTTGAACGGGCTGATCGGCGACCTGCGATCCTCGATTACCTGCGCCCTGTTTATCACCGGCTATACATTCATTGCCCCCGAATATACCCTCGCCCGTGCTATTCAGATCGTCGTGGCCTCGATCAGCGTTGCTCTGGCCAGCGGGTATCTCAAGGAGAGGTTGATTGCGGCCACGGTCGAGGTCGAGACGAACCGACAAAAAGCGGCGGCCATGAACCAACTCAACGGCAATCTCCAGAAGTTGTTTGTGGTCCTGCGGCGGCTGGACGAATTAAAGGATGGCTGGAACATCTTATATGAGGATTCCCGGCTCGATGCGGTCAACGAGGTTTACTACCATATCAAGCACATTACCACTCTGGTCTCGGGCTGGCATCAACTCTGGGTAGAAGCGCAGGAGGTGACCGAGGCCGATGACAGAAAAACGAAGTGAGGTCGCCCGTTCCAGGGCGGCCAAAGAATTATTCAGCTACCTATGCATCTTGCGCAACGGGCGCGAGCCCTACGCCTGGGAAACGGCCCTGGCCGAGGCGCTGCTCGCCGGCTCGCTGGTGGTCAATCAGCCGCCGTCCAATCCGGCCATCCGCATGGTGCATGCCCTGGTTGACGGGGTTGAGCTGGCGCTCAGCCTGCCGGAACTGGCGGCGGAGGCCGGCAAAGAATGAGTACCCCGGTAAATATCCTGCGGGCCGGGCGGCGCGTGCGGAGGTCTGCCCAGCCGGACAACGCCGGCAACGCTCCGACCAGATTCTTTCAATTGTCTGGGGAACTGGTTGTGGATCCCGAGATTGAGCTGAGCTAAACGGACGGGGAGTCGCGGTGGATGCCCGAACCTTAGAGCTAAGGGGCTATAGGGCCTGTGGGCCCGAACGCGAACGCAGAGGGGCGACCGGCCAGACGAGCGGCAAGGCTGGCAAATAAACATGTCTGATGTGACGAACGCAACAACAGATCGGAGTCACTACCAAAAACTTCCGCCCAAGCGCCGGGCTTTTGTAGATGCATACCTCCGTCTCTGGAATGGTGCGGCGGCGGGCAGAGAGGCTGGTTATGCTCACCCGGATCGGCAGGCGTATCGCCTGTTGAGAAATGTTGAGATCCGGGCCGCTATCGAGGAGCGCCTGGCCGAACTCAAAATGGGCGCCGACGAGGTACTGATCGGCCTGGCCGAGCAGGCCCGCTTCGATCCGCTTCGGTTCATGAACGAGAACGGCGGGATCGACTTATCGAAAATTAAGGCCGCCGGCCTGGGCAGCCTGGTCAAGAAAATCTACTGGGATAAGCTCGGCCATCGCGTCGTCGAGTTCCACGACGCCCAGCGCGCCCGGCAGTTAATTGGCCAGCACCATAAATTATTCACTCACCGGCTCGAAACGTTGAGCGTAGATTTCTCGAAACTAACCGATGACCAACTGGAACGCATCTCCGCCGGCGAGGACCCGTTCGAGGTCATCCTCTCAACAGCGAGCCGAAGCGGAGATTGAGCGCCGCCGGCGCGCCAGAGATGGCGTGTCGATAGCCGAACGCTACAGGCTCGACCCCGAAGGTTACGCCCATGACATTCTGGGCGTGACCTGGTGGCAAAAACAAATAGAGGTCGCCCGGCTGCTCCTGACCCCGCCCTACCGGGTGCTGGTCCGGGCCAGCCACAAGATCGGCAAGACGCACCTTGGCGGCGGCCTGGTCAATTGGTGGTACGACGTTCACGATCCGGGCATTACCCTGACCACCGCCCCGACCGAACGCCAGGTCAAGGATCTACTCTGGAAGGAGGTCCGGGTGCAGCGGCACGGGCGCGGCGGGTTTCCGGGGCCAAAGATGCCCCGGCTGGAGTCGGGTGAGGAGCATTTCGCCCACGGCTACACGGCCCGCGATGGCGACTCGTTCCAGGGCCAGCACTCGCCGCATACGTTTATCGTCTTCGATGAGGCGGTCGGGGTTGACTCGATCTTTTGGGAAACGGGCGAGTCCATGTTTGGCGGCGAGGGCCATGCCTGGCTCGCCATATTCAACCCGACCGACACCGGCAGCCAGGCATATTTAGAGGATCTTGCCGGCGATTGGCACATCGTTTCGATTTCGGCGCTAGAGCACCCGAACATCGCGGCGGAGCTGGCCGGCCAGCCGGCGCCGTTTCCGGCGGCGATGCGCCTGGCCAGGCTGGAAAAGCTGCTCAAAAAGTGGTGCCGGCCCGTCGAGGGCCAACCCAGGGCGACCGACATCGAATGGCCGCCCAGCAGCGGACAGTACCTCCGGCCCGGCCCTGTCGCTGAAGCCAGGCTTTTGGGCCGCTGGCCGTCGCAGGCGACCAACAACGTCTGGAGCGACGCGACCTGGCAGGCGGCCGAGCTCTTGATACTGGCCGAACCGCGCGACACGCCATGCGAGATCGGCTGCGACGTGGCCCGTTTCGGCGATGATTTCACGGCCATTCACGTCCGGCGCGGCCCGCTCTCGCTTCATCACGAGAGCGCCAACGGCTGGTCAACGAGCGAGACTGCCGGGCGATTAAAGCGGCTGGCCGATGAGTGGGGCCGGTACTGTGGTACGGAAGGCCGGCGGGTCGCGGTCAAAGTTGACGACGACGGCGTGGGCGGTGGGGTGATCGACCAGGCCGGAGACCACAACTTCATCCCGGTCTCGGCGGCCAGCGCCGCCATCGACCCGGAGCGATACCCGAACCGGCGCAGCGAAATGTGGTTTTCCGTAAGCGAGCGCGCCGACGAAGGCCGCCTGAGCCTGGTCCGGATCCCGCCCGAGACCCGCTTCGAGATGAGGCGGCAGGCGATGGCCCCGACCTGGAAGATGGATAGTGACGGCCGGCGCGTGGTAGAGGAGAAAATCGAGACGAAAAAGAGGATCAAACGCAGCCCGGACGATATGGACGCTTTGAATTTAGCCTACACCCCGGCTATACGTTACGCGCCGCGGGCCTATTATGGGACGGTGTAGCCAGTGGGTCTGATGACGCGCCTGGCCGGTGAAATCGGCGCGGCGATCGGCTCGTACCGCCGCCACTTCGCTCGCGCCCTGGGCCACGTCCAGCGGCCCGGCTTCCTGACCTCGTGGGCCGAGTCGGAGCGGTGGCAGGGCGGCGACTGGACGCAGCGCAACAGCCAGCGCCGGGCGATCCAGAGCGGCTGGTATTTCGCGGCCATCAGCACGCTGCTGGACATCATCATCCAGGCCAGGTTTCAGATCATCGACCAGGATGGCGACGAGCCGATCGCGATCGAGGACCACCCGCTGGTGCGGCTGATCCGGCGCCCCAACCCATGGATGGGCCGGGCCTTTCTGTGGGAGTTTAGCTATTGGTGGTTCCGGCTCGACGGCAATTTTTACTGGTTCGTCGCCTGCGACGAGTCGAGTCGCACCCCGCTCGAACTGTGGCCCATCCCGGCCGGGGACGTGATCCCGTTTCCGGGCGACAAGGACCGCTTTATCGACTATTACGAGTACACGGTCTATGGCCGCATCTACCGGATACCGGTCGAGTACGTGGTCCATGTGCGCCGGCCCAATCCATTTAACATTTTCGATGGCCTGAGCGACCTGGTCCCGGGCATGTTGCCAATTGACTCGGACCTGGCTATGAGCCGCTGGAACGGCCAGTTTTTTGGCCGCGACAATGTGATGCCGTCAGCCGTGATCAATCTGTCGTCGGGCGATCCGAGCAAGCCGATCAACCCGGCCGATGTCCTGGCGCTCAAAGATGATCTCAGGAGTGAGTACCAGGCGCATAAGCGCAAGACGGCTGTTACTTCGGCCTACAAAGTCGATGTAAACAATCTCGGTTGGAACCCCAAGGACATGGACTTCATCCAGGGCCGGGGATTCACTAAAGAGGAAATCTGGGCCATCGCCCGCGTGCATGCCGGCGCATTCGATCCCAACTCGACCGAGGCGAATGCCAACGTGGGCGAGCGGCGCATCCGCGACACGGCCTGGGGCGACCTGACCCGTATCGCCGAACAGTTGACGGTCGACCTGGTCATCCCATTTTACGGCTCGCAGTACGAGGCGACGTTCGAGGATATCCGCATCGCCGACCGGCAGCTTGAATTGCAGGAGGTCGACCGGGCGCGCGGGGCGCTCACGGTCAACGAGGTAAGGAAACGCTACTTTAAAGTGGCGCCGTTTGGCGACGAGCGGGGAGAAATGCTCTACGGCGAAGCTGCGCCGGCGCAGTCGCCGATACCGTACTTCGACGTGGCCAACCCTGGCCAGCCGGCCAATCCCGGCTTTTTGTCGCCAGACACGGGCCAGCGCGAGGCGCTCGCCGCCGCCGGCGCGGATTTGCGCCGCTGGCGAATGAAGGCGTTGAGAGCGGTGAAGTCCACCGGCCTGGCCGGCGCGCCGTTCGAGTCGGATTATATCCCGGTCGAGGTGGCCTGGGCGGCGGGGGTATTACTCAATGTCGCCGATACGCCGGCCATGGTAAGGGCGATCTTTACCCAGGCCGAGAAAGCCCTGGCTGCGCCGCGCCCGTGGCGGCCCTGGTCGATTTTTGAAAACAAGCTCCATGAGACCATCAACCGCTCTCTGGCCGGCGAATCGGACCGGCTGCGCAGGCTGGTCGAGGAGCGCGGCCAGGAGGCGCTCAACGATGAAAGCGTCTGGCTGGAGCACCAGGCCCGGCTAACCGAAAAAATCTCGCCGATCCTGGAGGGTCTGGCCCGCTTCGCCACGACCAGCATCCAGGAGCGGGCCGGGACGTTGCCACTGACAACCAACTGGGAGTTGGTCAACCAGAACGCGGCCGAGTGGGCGCGCCAGCACAGCGCCGATCTGGTCTCGCAGGTGACCGATACGACCCGGCAATTGATCCGGGACGCCACGGCGGAGTGGGTCGAGAGCAGCCAGGATCTGCCGGCGTTAAGCGCGCGAATTGGCGAGATCGTCGAAAACCAGAGCCGGGGCCGGCTGATCGCTATCAGCGAATCGACGACCGTTTTCGCCGAAGCCAATGACGCCGCCTGGCAGGCGGCCGGTTACGAGCCGGCCGCCTTTAAACCAACCGCGCACCCCGGCTGCCGCTGCTACACGCAGCCGGCCCGGATGCCGGACGGCAGCAAGGTGCAGGTGTGGTATACGGTCCGGGACGACGACGTTTGCGTGCGACCGGTCGAGACGCCGTGGGGCCGGGTGAATGGCTGTAAGGCGCTGCACATGGTCATCGTGAGCGAGGGGCCATGGCTGGGGAAGAGGTTGGGTAGTAAATGACCGACCCCTTCGAGTTGCGCGGCTTTGATGAACTCCTGGCCGAGATCAGCCAACACCCCGACCAGGCCCTGGCTGCCGGCAAGGTCGCCATGGACGGCTCCTTGCTTTTCTTGCACGGCAAGATTCCGCAGTACCCGCCGCCGCCCGGCCCCGGCGCGCCGTCACCGCTGCGGACGGCCAAGCAGCGCGGCTGGTTTTTCAAGGCTCTGGCCGAGGGACGCATCCGGGTCCCGTACCAGCGGACGGGCACGACGGGCCGGAGCGTCACGACCCGGACCGACGTGGGCGAGACGGAAATCACCGGCTCTATCGGCATGAGCCGCGCCTCGGCGCCGTGGGTCGTCGGCAGGGACTACCCGGGCGAGACGATCCGGGGGCGCGAGGTGTACCAGGCCCGCATTCACGCGAACCGGTGGTGGCAGTTTCACGAGGTGATCGCCACTTCGCAGGACGAGGCAGGTGGGGTGTTCGTCGAGGAATTCTGGGGCGAATTCGAGCGGCTCGTGCCGGGGGTCAAACGATGATCGACATCGAACTACTTGACAGGTTGCGCCGCGCTTTGATACACTTACTCAACGCGATCGACGACGTGTTGATCGCAAAGGGTAAGATTAGCGTGCGCACCATCCAGCCCAAGGCCGAGCGCCGGGCGGAGCGCAGAAAGGCGGAATTTGATGGGTAGGTTGACTGAGGAAAATTTGGTGAAATTAAAAGACCGGATCGACGCCGACTACGCCATCGCCAGACTCAGGGAGGAGTACCAACGGCGAGTAGCCTCCGTGACACAGCGGTATAGCGAGGAGCGTACCGACATCGAGGAGTGGTTTAGCATCGAATTCGCGCGCCTGATCGACGAGGCGCGGCGAAGCGAAAACGGGGAAGCGAAAGGGCCGGAGGCGGTGGTTATCGAGCGGATTGGGAAGATAGAGGGAGTTACCAGGGCCGAGTCGCGCCCCGTTGCCGATTCCGCCGCCGGCACTATCACGATACGGGTTTACGCCAGAGGCGGCCTCCCGGATGCCGGCGGCGATCCATTCTATTTTGACATCCCGTTTACCATGTGTTTAATCACAGACGAACCCGATTTTGTTGTCAGCTACACCGAGGATGCGGTGATGTGGTTACGACACAATCGTTATAGTGTTAACACGGGTTACCCGCTCCCCAGCGATTGGCATACCCCTTTTTTACTGGGCTTTCCTGTCCGCCTGGACGAATCGCTCCCCGTAGGCGAGATTCGCTTTGGGCCACCCCTTATTGAACCGCCACAAAATACCACCAACAAGCCACAGGCGGAGGAAGAAGAGGAGAGCGAAGGCGACCGGCTGATGAGGTTTTTTAGTTAGTAATAACCAAGCGCCCGTTGGCGCGCAAACAGCGAACTTTTAGAACCTAATACCACGCCCCCAGTTGAAAAACTCGCGGCGCTACAGGCAGCAATGCCCGTAGCGCCGCTTTTTTTGTTGGAAACTCGCGGCGCTGTGCTGGCGGAAACGTCAGCCGGCGCCGTTTTTTTTGTTGGGTGCAAATGCCTATGCCGAACAGAAGTAATTCAAAACGCTATAAAGCCAACCTCATCCCTGCCATCGAAGGAGCCGGCGGGAACCGAGAGGATATTATAGCCATTTACATCAACAAAAATGGTGACACCTACTACGCCAACGTGGGCGATTGGGCCAGCCGGGAAACCACCGATGCAATTAGGGAGATTCTTGGGTCGGTCGAAATAGAGGCCGAATCGCCCCCATCCGAAAATGACGGGCTATGGGACTTGATTTGGCCCGAGAGCAAGACCGCCAACCAGGGAAGAGACCTGTCGGCCCGCCGGAAAAACACCAAGGGCAACGACACCGCCATGGTCGCCTTTTTCCTGCCGCCCGACGTGGCCGAGCGCCTCGCGCTGGCCGGCGGCGAGCCAGCCAAAGAGCTTCACCTGACGCTGGCTTTCCTGGGCGACGCCGACCAGATCACCGACATCGAACGCCTCAAGGATCAACTGGCGCTCTGGTCCCGGAACCAAATCCCTATCACGGGCCGGATCAACGGCCTGGGCCGCTTCACCGAAACCGGCAAACCGGGCCAGCACGCCATTTACGCCTCATTTGACGCGCCAGCGCTGCCCCGCTTCCGGCAGGCGCTTTGTGGCGAGCTCGAGTGGCTGGGCCTGCCGCCGCGCCAGGATCACGGCTACACGCCGCATATCACACTGACCTATACCGGCGAGGGAGACCCATCCCCAACCGAAAGTATTGAACCGGTCGAGATCACATTCACCCACTTCACCCTGGTGATCGGCGATTCGCTCTTTCATTTCGAGCTGAACGGGACCGTCACCGAGTCGATCAAATCGGCCGACCAGATTATTCGGGGCGGCGCGGTCAAGGCGCTGGGCGACGGGCGCGTGGGTGGTTATCTGATTTTGTGGGGCAACCCCAAAAACACTGACCTGGAAGGCGACTACTTTACGCCCGATTCTGACCTGGGCTGGGCGGGCAATGAGCGCCGGCTGGCGCTGTATGACCACGGCCTGGATGAGACCATCGGCCGGCGCGAGATCGGCAACCGGCTCGCTTTGAAGCGAATCGATAACGTCGGGGCCTGGGTCGAGACGCAGCTCAACATGCGCGACGAATGGGAGGCCGCCATGTACGGCCTGGTCCAACAGAAAAAGTTGGGCTGGTCATCCGGTACAGCCTCCCACCTGGTCATCCGGGAAAGTGACGGTTTTTTGCGTCGCTGGCACGTCGTCGAAGGCTCGCTGACACCCCACCCCGCCGAACCCCGGACCCAGGTCGTCCCGCTGAAATCCTACCAACCAATCAGTATTAAATCGCTGTGCGAGAGTGGCCAGCCAACAGAGCCGCCCGGCGCGGCTGGCGCTGGCCAGAAGCGGAGCGCGAAGTCACGTAAAAGAACAGGAGAAATCAAGATGAACATGACCGAACAACTCCTTGAGGGCATCCGCCAACTCGTGCCGAACCTCTCCGAGGAACAGATCGTCCAAATCACCGCCGTGCTGCAACTATACTACGGCGCGGCGGAGGGCGGCCAGGCTCCCGAAGTGGTTGCGGAAGACGGGGGCGGCGAAGGAGATCAGTATATGCAAAGCCAACCCATGCGGTCTGCTGGAGCGCGGCGCTTCCGCAACCCGGCCAACGCGCCCCAGCAGCCGGACCTGGCCGAGGAGGTCAAGGTTGTGCTGAAGCAGTTGGGGATCGAGTTGCCGCAGCCCAGTGGCGGCCCTGCGCAGCAGCCGGCCCCGGCCCAACAGCCTCCGGCTCGCCCGCCCTACCAGTTCAGCCCGCGCACCGCCGTTGGTGCGCCTGCCGGCGGGGAAGACCCCAACACCGCCCGGCTGAAATCCATCTCTATTTTGCAGTTCGGTGAAGTCGAGCCGGCTATCAAACAGTTCACCCGTGAAATCTACGGCGACGATTATGAAGTCAAGCGGCTGATGACGCACCAGGCGCTTGGCAAGTACGCCCGGTACGGGCGCGAAGCGCTCAGCCCCTACGAGCAAAAGCTGCTCAAGTCCGTCCTGTTGGCCCCCAAGCAGATCAAGGCCTGGGTCGCCACCGGTGTTGATATGAACGCCATCAAGACCGAGATGAGCGAGGTCGTCGATACGTTGGGGGGCTTCCTGGTCCCGGAGGATTTCCGGCTCGATATGATCGAGCGGCTACCGGAACTCTCTAACATCCGGCAGTACGCGGATGTTAGCCCCACGACTTCGGATGTCATGACCCGCGTCAAGGTCACGGGCGGCAACGACCAGTACCAGACCCCCATGCGCGTCACCTGGGTCGGTGATACCCCGGCGGAAAACCAGGCCGATACCGCGCCGACTTTCGGCGTGGAAAAGACGCCCATCCACATCGCCAAGATCACGGTCCCCGTGCCGATGGCCTTGCTGGAAGATACCGCTTTCCCGTTGACGCAGAAACTCAGCGAGTGGAGCGCCAACACCTATGCCGTGGATGAGAACACCCAGTTCTTGACCGGCAACGGTATCGCCAAACCCCAGGGCATCTTGCCCGGCAGCGCCAACCTGAACACACGCCTGACCGAGGTCGCCGCCGGGTCCACTTCGGCCATCACCAACGCCGACAAGATCATCGACCTGGTGTACGCCGTCGCCCAACAATACTGGAACGGCTGCCGCTGGACGATGCAGCGGGCCACCACCGGCTCGATCCGTAAGCTCAAGGCGGGCGACGGCCACTACCTGTGGCGCGACGGCCTGGAGCCGGGCCAACCCCCGACGCTCCTGGGCTATCCGGTCGATCTGAACGAGTCCGCCCCGGCCATCGCCAGTGGCGCGTACCCGATCCTGTTCGGGAACCATTACGAGGGCTACCAGATCGCCGACCGGATCGGCATGTCGCTCCTGCGCGACGAGGTGACGCAAGCCGAACAGGACATCGTCAAGTTCCTCTTCCGCCGGCGGCTGGGCGGCCAGCTCAAGGGCGAATGGGCTTACGCCCTGCTGAAGATGGCCACGAGCTAATTTCCGACAAACTCACAAGGAGAAAACAGAAATGCTACATACACCATCTGATCAATTCAAGGCCGTGCAAGCCATCGCGCCGCAGGCCGCCAGTACCGGTGCGGATGTCGTAGTTGGCAGCGGAATCGACTGCGCCGGCTACGAGGTCGCCCTGTTCGTGGTCGAGGTTGGCGCGGTCGCGTCCGGGGCGGACAAGAGCGTCTCGGCCCAGATCCAGGAGTCCAGCGACAACGGCAGTAGCGACACCTTCGCCGACCTGACCGGCGCAACGACCGGCGCGGTCGCCAACGCCGGCCAGAACGAGACCTACCTGATCGAGGTCAATCTGTCCGAGGCCGAGCGGTATCTGCGCGTCGCTATCGACGGCGGCTCCAGTGCGGGCGGCCTGATCGGAGTCGCCTGCCTACTGATGCAAGGCCGGTCCTTGCCTCCGACGCAGCAAAACACCGTGGTCCGCTACGGCTTCAGCTAATTTTCAAAGCAAGTTCCTTGCTTCAGCTTGACGAAAGCGAGTTTCGCCCTGGGTCCAACCGGGGCCCGGGGCGAAACCGCCCTTTGGAAGGAGTAACCAATGAACCTGAAAACCAAAATCCTACTCGTTCTCACGTCCGTAGCCCTGACCCTTTTCGTGGCCTGGCCGCAGGTCGTGGCCTTCGCCCAGAACACCGCTATCTATTTCGAGCAGGGCGGGGCCAAAATGGTCGTGGCCGGCGGTGGCGAGATCGAATTCCGAAGCGGCTCTACCCTGGATATCCAGAGTGGGGTTGGCCTGACATTCACCGGCGACATTACCGCCGGCGACGACCTGATCGCTACCGACGATATCACGGCCACCGACGATCTAATCGTCGGCGGTGACGCCTCGGTCACCGGGGC